GGCCCCGATGCTGAATGACGGCATTCCCGGTGAGGCCACGGACCCCCGGCGATTCAACGTGATCGACCTGATGGAGCGCGAGGCGGCCTATGGCCGTACCGGGTTTGCGCTCCAGTTCATGCTGGATTCGACCCTCAGCGATGCAGACAGGTATCCGCTGAAGTTGTCCGACCTGATCGTGCTGGGTCTGAACCCCGAGAGTGCCCCCGAGAAGCCCATCTGGGCGGCCAACATGGCCAACGTGGTCAAGGACATCCCCTGCGTCGGCTTCAACGGGGATCGCTACTACGGGCCCATGGACATCCAGGGCAAGTGGATCCCCTATGAGGGTGGCATCATGGCCATTGACCCCTCGGGTCGTGGCGACAACGAGACCTCGTATGCCGTGGTCAAGATGCTGAATGGGTTCCTGTACGTGACCGCTGCCGGGGGCCTGAAGGGTGGCTATGCAGCAGAGACCATGGAACGTCTGGTAACCACGGCAAAGAGACAGGCGGTCAACCGGATCATCATCGAGTCGAACTTTGGTGATGGCATGTTCTCGGAACTCCTGAAGCCGTACCTGCACAAGTCGTATCCCTGCACCGTCGAGGAAGTGCGGCACAACATCCAGAAGGAACGCCGGATCATCGACACCCTGGAACCCGTCATGAACCAGCACCGTCTGGTCTTCGACATCGGGGTCATCCGGGACGACTATGAATCGACAAAGCAGTACGCCACCGAGAAGGCCCTGCACTACAGCCTGATGTGGCAGATGTCCCGCATCACCCGAGCCAAGGGAGCCCTGGCCTACGACGACCGTCTGGATGTCCTCAGCATGGCCGTGGGCTTCTGGGTCGAGCAGATGGCCCAGGATGCCAACCGGAAGATGATGATCCGCAAGGAAGAGGTCCTGGACAGGGAACTGGAACGGTTCATGGAACACGCCGTCGGTCGCAAACCAGGAGGCACGACATGGATGTAGACGAGTGGACCAACGAACTGCTCCGGGGTGCCTGCAAGGTCATCATCAAGTACGAGGATCATCTAAGGAGCAAGGGCTCCATCGGCGAGGCCAGGGAACTGGCACGGGCCATGAGGGAACTGAGAGACAACATTCCGGACGATGTCCTGGAGGTCATGCGTGGCTGACGGACCCTGCAAGGGCAAGTCCCTGAACAAGCCGTGGCGTACCCCGGGTGGACCGAAGAAGTCTGCCGTGTGCGTCAAGGACGGCGAGAAGACCAAGATCGTCCGCTTCGGCGACCCCAACATGAAGATCCGGAAGAACGAACCGGGCCGTCGCAAGAACTTCAGGGCCCGACACAACTGTGACAACCCAGGCCCCAAGACCAAGGCCAGATACTGGTCATGTCGTGCTTGGTAATCGACATGTTATCCGGACTTGTGTAAGAAATAACTACACATATTTCTTACTGTAGCAGATTTGAACCTTTTACTTCCACTTTCAGGAACAGACATGGCAAAGGTCCCCACCAAGGTCAAGCAGATTGCCCACTCCCTCGAAAAGAAGGAGGGGATGTCCCCCGAGAAGGCATACAAGATCGCCTACTCGACCTACGGCAAGATGAAGATCAAGAAGAAGGGCCAGTAATGCCCGACCGCGACTACAAGGAAGAGTACCGGAAGTACCACGGGACCGAGAAGTACAAGAAGGACCGGGCTTCACGGAACAAGATGCGGAGAATGATGATCCGCCAGGGCAAGGTCAAGAAGGGCGACAACAAGGACATCGACCACAAGAACGGGAATCCCAGGGACAATAGACCCTCGAATCTACGGATTGTCCACAGATCGGTCAATCGAGCCAAGAAGTGAGTTCCCCATGGTCATCAAGTGGTTTCCCTACGAGATCCCCGTAGTTGCCACCAAGATGGACCAAGATGAGTTCGGTGAGTTCTTCTTCTTTCCAAGTCCCAGAATACACCTGTCTAAAGACCTAGACGGTATAATGTACTCTAGTACACTTGTACATGAGATACTGGAGATGGTGAATGAAGTACATGACCTAGGTCTCACCGAAAGCCAGATCAGGACACTAGAGGTATCCCTAGGACAGATCATGGGACAGAACCCCCACCTAACAGACACCGTCTTCCCCAGACAGCCCGTAGAATCCTCTGAGAGCGATCCGGGCGATGAGGATGACTCCGAGGCCATCCAGAAGTCCCGAAGCGATCCTAGGGCATCCTAGGGCCCTTAGAAGCCAAACCCTGGGTAGACCGCCCCGTTGATCTAATCTACCGCCCCCAGTTCTAGAGCGGTTGGGCCAATAACAAGATCCCGCCTAAGGATGCGGGTATGTGGGTAACGGTAATCCCACACGGAGGTGGTCGTCTGAGAGGCCGTAGTTTTGACAAAAAAATGTGAAAGGGTTTGATCAAGTTGTCGTCGCCGCTGTCCCCCCATAGGGGGCCCGCTGGTGAGCCCGCGGTAACAGCCGACAATCTTGTCGCGTATCCTTTGTCGTGACTTTGGATGCACGAATGGGGAGACACGAGTTACCTTTCGGGACACCTGAAGCGCGACAATGGGGGCGCGTATGGGTCTCCCTTCCCGTTTATGTCCCATAAATAAATCTGCATGATTCCCATCGGAATTCTTCCGAATGCCCTTGCATTCTGCCCGGCTTGTGGGACAATGTGGCCATGCCCATCGGGAATCAGGTCTAGACCCTAGACCGCTCGACTGGGCCGGATCGAGAATCGGAGAGAACACCAATGCAGACTGCAAAGAAGACTGAGACCGCGCCCGCCGTCATTCTGAACGACGCGCAGCGAGCCGCCGAAGCCGCCGTGGTGAAGACTGCCAAGGCCGCAACCAAGGCGGTCCGCACCGTCGCGATGGCCATCGGGGAAGCGTACCGGGCGGGTGTCCACACGGCGTACGGCTTGTCCCTCCCCGAATGGGCGGCAAAGACTCTGATCGGGGCCAACATCCCCAAGTCAACGGCGTACTACCTCCGGGACATCGGCACGGGTTACGCTGTGTTGGGGAAGGATCGTGCGGACCTGTTCCCGATGGAAGGCCTGCGGACCATTGTGGCCAAGGCCAAGGGCGACGAAGATGCCATTGAGGAAGCCGCCGATGTTGCACAAGGGGGCGACGCCAAGGCCGCTCCGTCCCTGAAGGCTTGCCGTGGTGCATCGGGGAAGTCCGAAGTGTCGCATGGGGATGCCCTGAATCGCATCATCCGTGCCGCCATGAATGCCGCCGGAAACGACTACCTCGTCGCCATCACGCTGATGGAAGAGGCTTGCGACCGACTGCAGGCCGAGCATGATCGGGCCGAGAAGGAAGCCGCGAAGAGCGCCAAGTAACCCCAGTCTAGAATCTAGACCCTCTCGCCCCTGGGCACCTATGGTGCCTGGGGGCTTTCCTTTTTTTCATGCCTCATGCAGCCCACCCATCACACGACGCACCAAGAAAAGTCACTGTCATCAGTAGCCGACGCTGTTCGACCACGACGACCATCAGCCAATATGTTCACTGTCATCGGTTCGTGGCGCTGTTCGACGACATCAAGGTTACACCTTTGGTTCTACCCTGGGTATCCTTATATAGCCTTCTATTAGGTCTAGATACTAGACTGTAATAGGTGTAGTAGAAGTAAGAACCTAGTGAATACTGGTGTTACTCTAGACTCTATACCTGTGTTGACCTAGGTTTATACCATAGTGTCCAATCTGTAGACTTCAGGTGTACTTGACAATCTTTCTTCACATGGTAATATTCACTTGTGGCTCAGGGATCCGTCCACGTTGGACTGGTTCTAGAGTCTAGACCCGAATCGGAGAGAACACCAATGCGAGTCATCATGCTGATCGAGGTTGCGGATCGCAGCGCCATGGACACCATCTACGCACACCTTGAGGATGGGGTCAACGCCGGGCGTGTCGATACCTACCTGACCCTGTGCGTGGATGGGGAGTCGATGGCCTACGGCCTGCCCTCGTACATGGCCCGTGAGAAGAACCTGTGCGACTGGATCGCACCCTTTGAGCGCATCAACATGGGAGACCGTGATCCCATCACCGGGACCGAGTACGGAACCCTGTCCTGATCTAGACTCTAGACCAAGAAAGAGAGAACACCATGAAGCCAGAGATCAAGAAGTTGTGGGTGGATGCCCTGAAGTCCGGTTCCTACGAGAAGGGATGCGGCAACCTGCGAACCGTGGGCCCCGACGGCAAGTGCGAATATTGTGCCCTGGGCGTCCTGTGCGACCTGTACGTCAAGGCACATCAGGGGCAGCGCGAGGAGTGGGTAGGTCAGCACACATGGTCGGTACTGGACTATGCGTACGGCCTTCGTTCCCAAATCCACCTCGGAGAGGAAATGTGGGGCATGCGAACCCATACGGGATCCCTGGCCCCACAGGTGGTGGAGTGGGCTGGCCTGATGTCCGACGATCCCGTGGTTGCCTACGACTGGCAAGCCACGGCCATCTCGGAACTCAATGACATCGATGGGCTGTCGTTCAACTACATCGCCTGCCTCATCGACGACAGCCTGTGACTTGACAGATTTCCTTCATCAGGTACATTGATGGTGTTGGGTGATCGACCACCCGCACCGTCAGTACAGACTCTAGAACCAAGGAGAACGACAATGCCCAATCAGATTCCCGGTTTCATCGGTGGTCGTGGATTCCAGATCACCTTCTCGAACGGCTACACCGTGTCGGTCATGTGGCACGGCTTTTCCATCACCAATCGCAAGCCCTTGGATCAGGTGAACCCGACCGCAGAGGTGGCCGTGTTCGATCCCAAGGACAACTGGATCCTGCTTCCCGACTTCGGATGGCCCGAGGGCGAGAAGGTGGTCGGCTACAGAACTCCCGAAGAGGTGGCCCGGATCATTTCGCATGTGTCCACCATGCCTCAGTGGATCGGTACTTGACAGAATCGTTTCGTAGACTAGGCTGATGTCGTTGGGTGATTTACCGCCCACACCGTCAGTACAGACTCTAGAACCCAGGAGAACACCGTGCAACTCGAAGTCATCAACAACACCGCCGTGGCCCCACGCTGGGCCGTCATCCGTGATGCCTCTGCCAATGCCTACGCGGACTACCAATTCGCTAGGCCCTACAATCGCCTACGCAAGGCCCGGCTCCTGACCCCTCCCGGAGCCAACACCAAGTTGTCCAAGGGCACCGTGCCCATCTACGGCCTGACCCTGGCCCCTGCGGGTGCGTCCGGCTACCAACTCTGTCCGTGGCGGTCTCCCGAGTGCGAGGCTGCATGCCTGGGCATCACCTCGGGTCGGTCCCGCTTCTCCAACGTGCAGCAGGCCCGGATCGATAAGACCAAGTTCCTGATGCAGGATCCGTACTTCTTCTTCCGTCAGTTGTTCGACGAGTTGCAGTCCGTCAACATGAAGCATGGCTTCAAGTTCGGCTTCCGTTCCAACGTGCTGTCGGACATCCCGTGGGAGACCATTGCACCCGAGATTTATTCCTTCTCGGATCACAACTACGACTACACCAAGTCATTCCACCGTGCCATGGAGTCGCTCAACATGGTGCGTCCACGGCTGCACCTCACGCTGTCGTATTCGGGTCACAATTGGGACGATTGCCAGCGGTATCTCGGCATGGGTGGCAACGTGGCCATGGTCTTCAACGTGAATCGTGGCCACGCCCTGCCAAACAAGCACGAAGGATGGGC